ACCACGTTGTCATCCCAGTCGTGGGCCCGAAGGATGGCGGCACTCGCCGAGACAATGGCCTTGTACTGAACCTCAGGCCAGGGGTCCTTGCCGTCTCCTCGGTTCACACACTCGAAGCCGTAGTAGAGGGAATTGCCATCTACCCCGGTTCCGTCCTGGTCCCCGGCGTGGTTGGCCCTGCCGTTGCCGACGAGGTGAACCACACCCTTCTTGTCGATGACGCCAAGGCAGAGGGGGCCGGGCAAGTCGGAGCGACCAGAGAAACAGAGATCAATGATTCCCTGACCATCCCCAGAGGCCGTGTGGTGAATCATGACACCCCGAACAGGGCCCCACGCCTTCACGTGGTTTCGGTTGTTCGTGCGCCAACCAGGCACTTCCTTGACGGTCAGGCCGGCGGCCTTGAGGGCCGCCACGATCTGATTAGCACTTAGCGGTGCTGCCACAATTCTCCTTATGTTCGATGGGGTGCAGCTTGTGCCATACCCCATCGTCACCAAGAACGAGCTCCACCTTGGCTTCGCAGTTGACGCAAGCCTCCCAGACGGCCATCAACCCCACCATTCGTGTTGTCCGTGGCCAGCCGCAGCGGCTGAAGCCATGTGATCTAGATCGATTACAACCTGCTTCTGACGGTCTCGCTCAGAAGCGTACTGGTTGGGCATGTGGAAGAACGACTCTGTTCCATTCACGATCTCGCGTGCCCTTGTCTCCGCGAACCAAAGGGCCATTACAAGGTCCTGCTTGGCCTTGGTCTGAGGGAACCACGTAGTGAGTTGTTCAACGAGGGCCTTCATGCCCTCGTTCTGAGTCCTGGTGGGGAGGCGGATTAGACCGCCTCCGTCCTTGGCTCCATCGAACAGGATGCTCATGGAGGCGACACCAAAGTCAATGTCGTTCTTGTTGTTGCCCGTGAAGTGCTCTCGCATGATGCATCCACGAGACCCGAGGAAGTTCCTCAAGTCGGTATCGTGAATGAGTAGATGCATGTTCTTTTCGATGACCCACTCATTGATGTGGTACTTGGTCGTCAAATCCGTGATCTTGTTGATCATGTCTTGGGGCTTCTGGTTGGGCTTGGTCCACACATCAAGCACCCAGCGCTTGCCCGTCATGCGGTCTACAGCCAGAACCAGGGATGCGGCAGGACCAGACACGGCAGGGTCAAACCCGCCGATGATGTACAGGCCATCCTGGCCATGCTCCCGATGCCCCTGCATGCCCTTGACCATGAGGCCGGCATGACGCTGAGGATCGATCGAGGCAATTACCTGGTCAACAGGGAAGATAGCGTCTTCGACAACCTGTTCCTGCTGATAGACCATGGCCCAGTTTTGGGGACTGGCCGTGGCTCTGCGCCTGGCCAGCGAACGACCAGAGTGCCAGGGGTAGAGGCCGTCTGCGTTTTGCTCCACCAGCTTTCTTGCACCCATCGACACTGGGGGTCGGTTGGTCCAGGGTGCGAGAACAACCCAGTCGTCGGGATCGTCGGCGTACTCAAGGACGGCGGGTTGGGTGAGGTAGGTCCAGGGGGATTCTTCATCTTGTCCATACCATTCAGGCTTCTGGATCTCGGAGTAGAGCTCAACGGGTGCAAGGCGAGTACCGACCAGGAGAAGGGTTCCTCCAGGATAGGAGAGTCGGTTGATGACCTCTCGCTGAATCCAGTCGATTTGCTTCGCGAACTCGTGAGCGTTCTTTCCTGTGATCGTGTCGTCAAGGATGATCAAGTCAGCACGGTTACCGTAGATCTGTCCATTCAGGCCCAGAGCCTGAACGGTGGGAGTAGCCTCACCGGAGTCTCGGGTCTCAGCGTTGACGTAGATGGAGTCAGCGGTCCAAGATGCCGAGTTCTCGTCGAACCCACCAGGGGGAGCGAAGTCATTCTGGAGCTTCTTGTACTTGAGGTTCGCGCCAGCAAGACGATCCTTGACGGCACGAAGCATTCGCTTCGCCATCTCCTGAGTCTGCGACACGATGATGATGCGGATGTTCGGATCCTGGCAGATCCGCCACGTCACGTAGTTCTCGGTGATCGTCGTAGTCTTCGCGTGCTCAGGGGGAGTGTTGATGATGATCATCCCCGGATCAGCCTTGCGGTAGATCTGGGTAGAATGCAGTTCCCTTGGTTCGCGTCCCTCTAGGACGTCGTACCACTGAAGCTGATGATGGAACAGAACCGTGTCCAGGTAGTTCTCACAGAACTCGGGAAACGGCGGCACTTCCTTGGTGGCGCCATCCTCGCGAAGCTCAGCGGGAACCTCAAGCATCTTCAGGCGATCGAACTCAGCCTTGAAGACCCTGTCAGACTTGCGGTAGTAGTACACGGTCTGAGGGTGAATCTGGAGGTCTCGACAGGCTGAGGCGATCGAGTATCCATCCTTCATGTACTTGAGAATGGTCTTCTTGTTCTCAGCAGGTCCTCTGCGGGGCTTCCTGCCCCGCTTCTTCTCCACCTTGGCTGGCTCGTAGACCTTGCCGTCATCACCAAGATACAGCTTGGTCTTCTCAGCCATCCCTTCCCCTTAATATATAAACACTTTGAGGCGGACCCTTTGGGGGTCCGCTACAGTGTGACACTGTCGTGACGCTCAGCTTCGCTTCGCTAGGCGCGGGGGGAAGTGCCCAGAGATGGGCAGACCTCTCCCTATCTTTAACAAGCAACGTCAGTGTGTGTAGCAGCCCCCCTTCAGGGGGGGCTGTCTCAACTCTTTAAGTAGTATGTTCTATCTATAGATAGACCCGTATTTCACCACTTCCGGGAGCTACTTGGGAAAGTTTTGCCAAACTGTTACGACTCTGTGACTCAATACTACCGGGAGTCATATATACCCCCGTCTATGGTTACGCTTAGTGTCCCCCCACTGTAACCGACTGTAGGGCTATGCTACATTTTGAGTGAGACTCACACACTCCCTCCCAGGCCCAGTTTAACAACCCCCGGTTCTGATTCTGGGTCAGACCGCCTCAACTCGGACATCCCTCACATCACTCACATCACGGTGTGTAATCACCCAGATGTGGGCAGGCCTGGCACATGGTGTGAGTCGGACATGTGTGTGTGAACGTGATAGTAGTGATGAGCCACACATATGCAGCGATAGTGCAAGATATTGACCATTGTGTGCAACATATTGACAAAAGGGGGAGAAGGTGGTAGTCACTCACACTTCGTTACTCACTCACACCCATGCCCACATGCACCCACACGCGCGTGTGTACGCGCGCACTCATCCATCCACACACCCTGCCTCCCATCCCCGCTCAGATCAGTTCGTGCATGCCGCTTGACATCCGAGCCTGAAGGTCCCAATATTGAAGATAGCTAGACCGAACCACCGAAGAACAACTCCACAGTCGAGACCCGCTGATCTGGGTAACTGATCATTGATCCTGATGCCAACCTTTGGGGATGCAGGACATGGCCACGAACCAGAGAAACCAGGGACTTGACAGGGAACGGTGAGTTTGAGAAGGTTACACCAGCAAGACAGCAGGGCAGGGGAAGCGGTAGCCAATCCGACGAACCGAGCGGCGTTACTTGATAACTGCACAGAGTGCTTTCTCTCTCTCCCAAGCAAGATCTGGGGGCGGGGAAGGATGAGCTTCGATCAGCTCGGATCGGTGTGGAACGCAGTTCCCTTGGTTCGGTCATCGCTTCTGGTCTGGCAACCAAACGCCCCTCACGGGGCGAAAGGGTAGTTGTCGGCCGGATTCGATACTGACGCACCGTGGCTCTTGCTGATCACGAGCTTGTCCGACCTGCAGCCCTCAGGGTGGTGGGAAGTGAGTTGTGCCGGAGTCGGTAGCTTGCGAGCGCCGATAATCGATTCGAGATAGTTGGTGGGGTAACGGCCTACCAAGTCAGCGACGATCACGCACTGACAGCCTGAGAGGGCTGCTCACTTTCCTCCGCTCGATGGGCCCGCCGCAAGCGGGCCCAGGATTGGGGAGAGAAATGAAGATTCGTTGGTACACCCTGGTGTACGTTTTCAACTGTCGCAGCACGGCTCAGCACATATTTCGCGCGCCACGGTTCGTCGCACAGCTTGTGTGCCGAACGTTCAATCAGCGTTCGTGGGACTACGACACGACCCCGCAGGGGATCTGACCACAACTGGCGTCACATGTGCTGAGAGGACAGAGAAATGAACGAGAAGGCCAGAACCATGGACCTTAACGACATCATGCAGTTCGACCACGTCGTCCAGGTGACATCGGGCGGTGTGATCAAAACCCGCGACGTCTATGCTCCGGAGGTCTTCATCGACACGGACGACGGCGGCCAGATCCTGCCGGAACACGAGGCAGAGATGAAGCGTCATGTCGGGCGTCAGGGATGGAAGCTGCTGTCCGGCTGGAGTGGACAGAGTCACTACGGTGGACCGCTCATGCACCCCTCCGAGTTCATCGGAGGTGGTCTCGCAGAGCACATCCGTGAGACGCCGGGCATATACGTCGCCCTGATGGTGTCAGCCCTGCACGACAACGAGCCCGTTGGTTGGGTGATCGCTTGCAGGGATCTCCACGACTGGGAAGCCGAGTTGCTGACCAAGACGGTCATCGGTCGCAAGTTCGACGAGATGGTCTACAACTACAGCGAGGGCACCAATTCGGAGCACTGCCGACACATCGGACAGAACCTGTACAGGTTCATCCGGTGGATGCCTTCTGAGGGTCTGGAGTGGCGGTGGCCTCCGAACATCACCGTGCAGCGGTGGGTGTCCACCGAAGAGGAGTACTGGGGTGGCTACTGGAAGCAGGAGCGCTCCTTCAGCCCCGGAGAGTAACAAAGGGCACAACTGGACTAGGCCAGTATAAATAGACGCTAAGCCTAGTGCGTCTCTGGGCACGCCTTACGGCGTGCCTGGGGGGCCGTATTCATACGGAAAGGGGAGAGAAATG